TATGGGTGGTCCATCTACTCAGCAGGTGTTAAATAGTTATTATAAATCTCAACTGATGGGATTCTTATATAAACAAGGATAATGCCAGCTCAACAGAACGCACCAGCATCTCCTGGTAATATTTCAAAATTTAAAATCTCATCTAATGTCTCAGATAAGGCACTTGATCTGTCGGGTGGTGTCGTCGAGTTCAGATATTATGAGAGTGTATTATCTAACAATATCACTGCAACTGCAGTTGTTGTAGATAGTGGCTATGAAGGTGATGCAGGAGCTATCAAAGCATCTAAAGGTGTATTAGACTCTCTACCAATCAGAGGTGGAGAGAGAACAGACATCGCATTTGAAGATAACATTGGAAATAAAATAAAGTTCAAAGATGGATTGTATGTTAATAGAGTAAGAGATGCAGACCCTGGAACTCAAAAGGACATATTCTTTATTGACTTTGCATCTAAGGAATTCTTTGCCAACGAACAGCAGAGGGTAATGAAGAGATATGAGGGTAAAATATCTGAGCATGTCAAAGAAATTATAGACACTATCAACGGGAAGTTTGAACAACTAGATAATACATCTGTAAGTTACAACTTCATTGGTAATGATAGAAAACCATTCTACACTTGTACCTGGTTAGCATCAAAGGCTGTACCTGATAAAGATGTGGGTTCAAGAGCAGGATTTCTATTCTATCAAACTAGAGATGGTTTTAACTTTAGATCTATTGATAAGATCTTTGAACAAGATCCTGTAAAAACTTTTATATTCAACAATACAGGTGAGACACCACCAGAGAATGACGCAAACATACTTAGTTATTCTATTGATCAAGATGTTGATCTCAAACAAAACTTGACTCTTGGTACGTATAATAATAGATCTATCTACTTTAATCCATTCTCCATGGATTACTATGTGAAAGAGTACAAATACATACCAGAAAATCTTGGGTCTGCTGGTAGATTCTTTGGTGGTGATATGGTGGCCGAGGAGTTTACTGGATCACCTACTAGATTGATGAGTCATGTATTTGATGTCGGTGCAATGCCTAATGGTACAGGTAACGATCAATTAGATCAATGGAAGTCAGCCAAAAAAGATCCTAATTATGACGCTGAGAATACCATGGCTCAGTCAGTCATGAGATATAATCAAATGTTTTCAGTCAAAACAAATGTAACTATCGCAGCTGACTATAGTATCAAAGCTGGAGATATTGTCAAATGTAAATTCCCAGAAGTGCGTGGTGATAGAAAGGATAGCTCCAACCCCCAAACAGACGGTATATATATGGTAGCAAGTGTGTGTCACAGGGTTACCCCAAGGGATAGTTTTACCAGACTAGCATTAGTCAGAGACTCCTTTGGAAGCAAGACAGGATTTAAATGATAGAACAAGGACTCTTTAAAAGATATTTCGTAGGGAGAGATGGATTCATCTGGTGGATAGGCCAGGTGGCTCCTGAATCAACTTGGAAAGATAATATACCTGGTTATCCTGTAGCTAATAATAGTCAGATAAGGGGATTCTCACAAAGATACCGTGTTCGTATCATGGGGTATCACACTGCAGATATTGGCGAGATACCTGATGAAGAACTACCTATCGCATATGTAATGTATCCGATCACTTCTGGTAGTGGTGGTCGTGGAAACACACAGTCGGCTAATATTGCACAAGGCGATTTTGTTTTTGGCTTCTTCTTGGATGGGGAAGATGCCCAGATGCCAGTCATCATGGGTATCCTTGGTAACAATCAATACGCTGCAGTTAGTAAAAATATTACCGAAGCAAGGTTCGTTCCCTTCAGTGGTTACACCGAGAATGATAATGTAACATCTACTTCATTGAATGTAGATAGAGGTAATGAAATTGTCACACAAGATGGGCCATCTACATCAGAGGGTAATACAAAAAGTCAAGGTGATAAAACTGGACCATCGAATAATCCGATAATCACGGAGTCAATTACACAAGAGCAAAAAAGTGCTGCAGAAGAAGTATCAGGAGAAGAAGAAACCAAACCTCTTGCACAAACTGAAGATTGTGAACCATTACCAGTGGGTAGGATTCAAAAAGAAATTCAAAATATTATTGTCAAAATTCAAAGGTTACAGAAGTCACTCTACAAATATTCTGGTGCGGTAAAGAATCGGTTCGGTGATATTCAGAAACAGATTGATAATGAAATTGAAAAGGTAACCAAGTTAATTGCTGGAGGATTGAAAACAATCTTCACGACCATAGAGAAGAATGTTCTTAGCACTGTAAACAATGAGCTTAAGAAGACATATTTTCTTCTGTTCCCAAATGAAAGACCGGCATTGAAAGCAGCAGTTGAGACTGTGAATGATTTGATCGCATGTCTGTTTAGAAAATTCATTGGGGAACTTCTAGGACAGGTAGGTAATTTTGTAAGAGATGCAGCTAAGAAAGTAATTGATGTTGGTAAATGTCTTGTAGAGAATTTGATCGGAAATATACTTGGTAAAATACTCAAACAGGTTCAGGATGGCATTAGTGGGGCTTTGAGTTCTGTTACATCACTTGTGGGACAGGAAACCAAAATTACCGATGACATTCTTGGAGTCATTACAGACGTTCTTTCATTCCTCAAGTGTGATGAGAATCCTCAGTGTTCCGATGTAACTGAATGGAACATTCTTTCCGGTGGTAGAAAGACAAGCAAAGGTGATATTGAAAGTATAGTCGGTAGTGCCAAGAATTTTGCTAAGGGATTTCAGACATCAGTTGATAATGCTTTTAATGCTGGAGAGGGTCTTAAAGAATCTATTGAAGATACACTCAAGAATGATTTCAGTGAAGTCTTTAATGTATCTGGATGTGGAGTAGGCCCTGTAGTCTGTGGTCCTCCTGTGGCTGAGTTCTTTGGTGTTGGAGAGGGGGCACTTGGTAATTTAATTATTGGTTCGGCTGGTGAAGTTATCGGTATCGATATGAAGAGTTTTGGTATCGGTTACGAAAAAGGGAAAACCTTTGGTAACGTCAAAGACAACTGTGGTAAAGGTAAAGGTGCTGTAATCAAACCCATCGTTGAAGATTACACTGACGATGACGGTAATACACAGACTGGTATAGTTGATATTGAGGTTGTTTATTCAGGTACCGGATATCTACCTGCACCTGACGGAAGTAGAGGTGGTAATGAATATACGTGGGCAGATCCTGATGATACTATTGTCAAGAAACCTAATGGTGACTATGAGATTCCAAGACCACCCGGAAATGTGATCGTGGTCGGACCTGGAGATGAAGTTATCACTCCACCTGGTACAGTTATTGTTACTGAACCCATTGATGGGGACCAAGGTGGTGGTGAGGAAATCAGAGGTGGAATTCCTACTATTATTGAAGCTCCTGGTGTAATCACATCTCCTAAACCAGACTTCAGTAGACAATCTGGAATCTATCCCACTGAATCGAATGGTTCTTATCCTGTCATCATGTACCTCTGTGAGATATTCATTGATGATAGTGGTATCAATTATAACTTTGAGGATAAGGTTGTGATTGAACCTGACATTGGAGCTAAGGCAGAGGCTAAGTTTGATAATCAGGGACGGGTCACATCTGTTAAAGTCACCGTACAGGGTGAGGGATTCACAGAATTCCCAAGGGTTTACATTAGATCCGAAACCGGTTATAATGCTCAATTGAGACCTAAACTTTGTATAGATAGAGTCGGTTCAGATGAACTGAAACAACCAACATCTCAGGATAAGGTCATCTCAGTTATTGATTGTGTAGGTAAGATTTAATGGCACAACTTAAAAATTATCATACAATCAGATATGGTACAGCCGAGGGTGAATTAAAATTCGGTGGTATTTCATCTGATAATGTTCTCTCAGCAGTTATGTTGAGAAACGGTGGTTCTCTCAATCATTACATCACTCTTGATGCTACTGGTAAGGATCATAGAAAACATGGTACAATATGTCGTTCTCCTGGTTCATTTCAGATTGAGGCAGGAGATAACGTAACAGGTGATAATGCTGGTGTCTTCATCGATGCGGTCAGTGGTGATCTAATTCTAAGAGCAGCGAGTGGTCGTGTTAAAATTGAAGGTGTCAACATTCAACTGGTCGCAACAGGATCAGATGGAAACACTGGTAATGTAGAAATCACTGCCAATGAAAAAGTCATTGTCAAATCACAGATCATTGACTTATCATCTAAAGTATCTACCAAGATTTTTTCTGAAAAGACTGTTGATGTGATTGGTAAAGCAATTCTTGATATATATGGAGGATTTGTTGATGTTGCAGACGGAGCGACTAGTGTTAAAAGATCACTAGGAGAATCAATTAATGAGGAGAAGAATAACGCATGAAGGTACCTGATTTATTTACTGGTAAAAGATTTTGCCTTGGACTTGGAAACCCTGAAGCTTTAGGAAGAGGTCAAGCAGAAATTCGTGGGTCTGGATATCTACAGGGTCCTACTATTACTGGTGCTGCTGGATTTCCTAATGTATGGGCAACATCAATGATTGGACCCCTAGCTAATCCAGAATCACCTACTCCCTTTATTCCTGGAGCATATAATTGTTTCATTCCTCCAGCCAATCCATTCTCTCTTGCAGTTGTGGGACCCACGGCATTGGCAGGTATCGTTCAGACTACTACTGATGTTATTGTAGGAAAAGATTTAGCCGCACAAGGTGACGTTGTTTCAAATTGTGGTGCTCATGTTCTTCGTCGTAAGAAGAATTTTGACATTCCACATCCATCTAAAAAAGGTTATAGATTAAGACACACCTGCCCTGAGGCTCCTTATAATGATGTTTACATCAGGGGAACACTTAAGAATAAGGATGTTATTGAACTCCCCGATTACTGGGAACGTTTTGTACATCAGGATTCAATTACAGTGAGTATTACTCCTATCGGATCTCATCAGGACATCATTGTTAGGGGTAACAATGCAAAGGCAATCTACCTTCAATCACGATCCGCTGTTCCAATTCATTGTTACTATCATGTATATGCTGAACGAAAAGACGGAGACAAATTAATTCCAGAATACAAAGGTAAATCACCAGCAGATTATCCCGGTGACAACGACCAGTATTCTATTGTAGGATACCATTACGACATTAAGAATTAACATGACATCATCAACACCAGATTTTACAGGATTTATTCCGAGGAGTATCGGATCATCACTCGATTGTTCGGACAAACAAGTTGACGGTACAGCATCCACTATCTTTTCATATATTGCTAAACTTGATAACAATGCTGATGAAGTTGATATAACTGAGTATGCAAAGGAAGCATGCCCCTTACATTATCACTCCACCGCACAGATTGATCGTCTAAAGGTGAACACCGATATCACCGGAGAGGGTCTTATTAATATTACTGGTACAATTTCTAACGGTACAGAACAACTCAACACGGGATTTGTCAATGGCACCGGTGCTAGTGCTGCTGTTAAAGCCTTTGATATTAAACATCCTACTAAAGAAAACCATAGACTTCGTTATCTTTGTGCTGAAGGTCCAGAGGCTGGTGTTTATCTCAGAGGTAAACTGAAAGGAACCAGTATTACTGTGCCTGCATACTGGGCTGGTCTAGTTGATGAAGAGTCTATCTCTGTTCATCTTACACCGATTGGATGTCATCAAGAATTGTTTGTTGAGTCTATTCAGTATGGTAGAAGAATTCAGGTAAGAAACGCTCTAGGTGGACCCATTGAATGTTATTATCTCATTCAAGCAGAACGAAAGGATGTTGAGAAACTTATTCCAGAGTATGAGGGAAATAGTATTGATGACTATCCAGGAGACAATTCAAAGTTCAGTATCAACCGGTGATTGAACTGTCCACCACCCCTTGACTTGTGGTATCAAGTCAAGTATAGTATTACTGTATCAAGGAGTACCATGTACCAACCCACTCATGACGCTGAAAATGGATATCTTACCCGTGTGGTAATCGACACCTGTCTTCGTAAATTCTATCTCTACTCTGACCTTGGAGAGACGAGAGAGGTTGAATGTGAGACCACACAACAGTTCATGGATGTCCTTGAGGTAGTCAAGGCTTTGGTGCCAGAGGAGAGTGTGGTTTATGCTGAACCTCTGACCAAAAGCAGCAATTGATTCCAAAAAAGTCGGGAAAAAAATTCCTGGTAAAAAACGGCCCTATTACTTTTTTATATGAGACCAGAAACCAGAGAATCAATGGAAATGTTGTTTTCGGCAAAGTGGAATTTGCCGAAAGCGGCCAAGAATGCCAATTTGAGTTATAAGGAGATGAAAATCACTTTTAACGAATATTGTCATTTACATCCCCCTACCTATAATGAGGCAGGAGAGCTAAATACCTTGTGACGTGAATTTATCGGTATGGATATGTAATGAACTAATACTATCTAATACTAAATTACATGCCATTAACACCAACCAAATACGACAAAATATACGTAAAATCCAGAAATCCTTACAAGACACCAGAGCCTGTTAAATATAAGGAGGAGAAAGAAGTACAACTAAGGTTGTATTTCCGGTGTGAATCAAGTCATTACACTAAACATATGAAGGTAAATTTCTGGTATTCCAATGATATGGAAGAATGGAGGTGGACACTTACCTCCGATGAAAAACCCTCTCTACAGGAAAGTGGAAATAGGGAAGAACTTAGAGATGCGATGAATGATGTAGCTGATACAGTTGAATATCTTCTTGACAATGACCTATTATAATGATATAATGTAAGAGCCGTGTGAAGGATGCACTCTGTGCTGATCGGGACCTTAGTGGTCCCTTTTTTTATGTAATAAATATCTAATAATAGATATCGTGTGCAAGACAGATGCCATTATCTCGTTTAGATAACTTTCTGAAGAATGTAAAAGGAAATATTATCTATGTTGACCCCAACAACTTAGATGCTACTGATGGTATCGAGAATCAGGGTAATTCATTCGCCCGACCCTTTAAGACTCTTCAGAGAGCCTTAATTGAATCGGCTAGATTCTCCTATCAAAAAGGTGTTGATAATGATAGGTTTGAAAAGACTACCATTTACTTGGCACCGGGCACACACCATATTGACAATAGACCCGGATGGATTCCAATAGCAGCGAATTCTTTCAGACTTAGAAGTGGTATTACTTCAAACGATTTTCCGGCATTTAGTGGTTCATCTAATTTTGATATCTTTGACAGCAATAATGCTCTGTATAAACTGAATAGTATTCACGGTGGTGTAGTGATCCCCCGTGGTACATCAATTGTTGGACAGGATTTGAGAAAATGTATTATCCGTCCAATCTATGTTCCAAATCCTGAAAATGATTTGATCGAAAGATCAGCCATCTTTAGGGTGACTGGTACAACTTATATGAATAGTTTTACCATTAAGGATGCAGATCCTCAAAAAGCATGTTATAAGGATTATAGCACAAATACATTTAAAGGGACATTCTCTCACCATAAACTTACTGCATTTGAATATGCCGATGGAAAAAATGATGTAGACATAAAAGATGATTTCATTAATTACGTAACAGATCGTACTGATCTGGAAATGTATTATGAGAAGGTTGGTTTAGTATATGGTCCAGCAAGTGGAAGAGAGATTGAACCTGACTTCCCAAGTGCAAATGTAGATATTCAACCTAGAATTGACGAATTTAGAATTGTCGGTCCTACAAAAGGAACATCAGGTATCTCTAGTATCAAAGCTGGTGATGGTGTCACTCCAACATCCGTGATTGATGTTCAACTGTCCACTGCTATCTTTGGTCTGAATATTGATACTGAAGTTATCATCAATAATGTAACAGATGCAAGATACAACGGAACTTTCTTGGTCACTGAGGTAACCTCAACAACTGATGCCGGAGTAACAGGATTCAAGTATGAAGTTCCAGTGTCTCCTGGTGACGCTCTACCTAATCCTGTTGGAACTAGTGTAGATCTGTCAACCGATACGGTAACCAGCGCATCACCATATATCTTCAATTGTTCTGTCAGAACACTATATGGTTTGTGTGGTATGCATGCCGATGGCTCGAAGGCTGATGGATTTAAATCTATGGTTGTAGCCCAATTTACGGGAGTTGGGCTTCAGATTGACGACAATGCATTTGTAAAATATAACACGTCGAGTGGTGCTTTTGACGATAAACTTACAATACCTAATCTGCACACAGATATTAATGCGGTATATAAACCCTCATACAGCAATTTTCATATCAAGGCATCAAACAATAGTTTGATTCAGTTAGTATCAATCTTCGCAATCGGATACTCAAACCAGTTCTTGGTTGAGTCTGGAGCTGATTTTTCTGTTACTAACTCAAACTCAAACTTCGGTCAAATTGCTCTGACTTCAAGAGGATATAAGAATAATGTATTCTCTCAGGATGATGTTGGATATATCACTCAAATTATTCCCCCTAGAACTCTTGCACCTGATAACGCAACAATTGAGTTCTCATCATTTGACATCACTAAAACCACATCGGTTGGAGACACATCAAGACTGTATCTGTATAATTTTGAAAATCAGGATGATATACCTAATAGTATTATTCAAGGATATAGGTTTGGTGCTAAGAATGGTGAGGAAATCAATGTTGATTTTCCAGTTGGTGGCACTCCCACGACATTCCGTGCCAAAGTGGTCATGGACGATACTGCATACGCAACCAACAGAGCCTCTGGTAAAAAGGTAATGAGAGTCGGTAGAAATGTCTCTACCGGTAATAGTATTACTAGCTCAACAATGACCTTCACTCAGGATCATCAACTTAGTCAAGGAGAAACAATCAGAATTATCTCCAATGACGGAAGTCTACCTGATGGTCTTGACCCCAATATCATTTACTTCTCAATTGTTGATGGATTGGGAGGTAATCAGATGCAGATTGCCAGATCATTGAATGATGCCCTGTCTGGTAACAAAATTACGATCAATAATCTCGGTGATACTTTGATTGTTGAAAGTAGAGTGAGTGACAAACTGGCAGGTGATATCGGTCACCCAATTCAATATGATACTACTAACACCCAATGGTATGTAAACGTATCATCTGCGTCTACCGAGAATAATCTATATGCAAAATTGATTAGTGGTGGATTAGGAGATGCTTCACCAAGAAGTTTCTTCACTAGATTGAAAGATTCAAGACAGTCTAATGATAGGATTCACAAAGTAAGATTTGTAATTCCCTCAACCACAGGATCTGAAGCAGCAAGACCACCTCTTGATGGATATATTATTCAGGAGTCTGGTGATGTATCTGGTGCAAACAATACTGAGGTAGCCCTGGAGTTTAATCCTGGCTCAGTGACCATGAGTAATGATTCACAGATGAGAAACTTTAGTTTCATTGCAAATGTGGATTATAAAGCAGGTCTGGCTCACTACACCACAGAAAAACCACATGGACTTTCTATCGGTTCAAGTGTAGAGATTGCAAACGTTACAAGTACACTATTCCCAGTTGCTGGTGTTGGACAATCTGGTTTCAATGGTGTGTATGAAGTCACTGGAATTACAAGCACGAGAACATTCTCAGTAAATCAAATTCCCTCGACTCCTGGAACATTTACTAACAACACTTCAACAAGAACCACCTCTCTTCCAACTGTGAAGAGAAAGAATTATAATAGAAACTACTATGTTTATGATGTTGAAGAAATTAATGCTTATAAGAGTGGTGAGCAAGATGGTATCTATTACCTCAGTGTATTGAATGCTGATGTTAAACCCACCGTTGCTCCATTTAATTCAATTGATTATTCCTTCTCTCAACCAGTTCAAAATCTATATCCTCAACTCGATAGAGATAATCCAAAATCTACTGCAGAGTCAGCTGCATGTCATGCACCCGCAAGGTTGATTGGTGAGAGAAATGTTAATGACCCCCTTAATAGTATCACCGGCGAAACTATTGAAGATTTCTTTACGGAGACCGGAATTGGAGTAGGTATCACTGATATTGTAAGTAATAATGTTGGAACTGCTTACACCATCTTTACCGATCATGATCACGGTCTCAATAGGATTACTAAACCGGTTATTGATAATCCTGGTGCAGGATATGGAGATGGATCATCTACCATCCAATACTTCTACAATGCAACTCTTGAAAACACAGGTTCTGGTTCAATCGGAAGAAACGCCACAGCATTGGTAACAATCGATGGAACATCAACCGGTGAGATCATTGATATTGCAATCATGGATGGTGGCAGTGCCTTTATTGAAGGTGATACATTCAGAGTCGTCGGTATTGCAACCACCACTGGTTTCAGTGTCGCCACAGGTTCAGTCACTAAGACTTATAATAACGTAGGTGATGTTATCTCAGTTTCTGGTATCAATGATTTTGATGGTAGAAGTTTTAACTCTGATTACAAAATTACCTCTGTTCCGGCAATTAACGAGGTTGAGGTTGTTCCACTAGCAGCAACTTCGCCTGGTATCACTACAGTGGGTCTGGGAAATGTTGTATCAGATCCAGGATCATTCTCAATAATTGGACCAGCATTTGATACGAGTAATTTTGTTTATAATAAGAATGTAGGTCTTGCCACAGTCACCACGAACTTTGCTAATAACTTCAGAGTTAATAATACTGTAACGGTAAGTGGTGCTGCTCAAACATTCTTCAACGGGTCTTTCATCTGTGTCAATAAAATTGGACTGACTACTGTTGTTCTAAACGTTGGTGTCAATACTGTAACACCTTCAACGTCTGGTACTATTCAACTCCATACTAATGGTCTACAAAATAATGCCGGTGATATCGTTGTTGGAAGTGGTGTACTTCACGGAAGAGAACAACCCATCTACGCTGGTATCACTACCACTCTATCTGCTGCAATCTCTAGTAAGACAACTGACACTATCAATGTCAATAATATGACGGAATTTGGTTTCCTTATCGGAGACTATATTCAAATTAATAATGAAATCATGAGAATTAAGACCACAGTAAGTCGTGTGGGTGGAACAACTCAATTGAAAGTCTTCAGAGCTGTATATGGTACAGTTGCAGCACTACATAACGTTGGATCTGTAGTACAGAGAATCAGATTCTATCCTATTGAGTTTAGAAGAAACTCCATCATTAGGGCATCTGGTCATACATTTGAATATGTTGGATATGGACCAGGAAATTACTCCACTGCATTCCCAGATAAACAGACTAAACAATTAACAATTGATGAAGAGATTATCTCTCAAGCACAAAAAATGAGTGGAGGTGTTGTAAATTACACCGGTATGAATGATAGAGGTGATTTCTATATTGGAAATAAGAAAGTTGCTTCTAATACTGGTAGAGAACAAGTCTTTGACACTCCAGTTCAAACTGTTACCGGTGAAGATCCATTTGCAAGTGGTTCAACTGATGATATCAGTAACTTCAATTACTCAGAAAGTTCTGTTGTTAAGATCAGTAGAAATCTCGTCGTGAATGGTGGTGACAAGACTAATATCCTCTCAGAGTTTAATGGTCCTGTCCAATTTACCCAAAAGGTTGTAAGCACGTCATCTGAAGGAGTTGAGGCGAATAGTTTGTTTATTCAAGGTAATGCTCAAGTATCAAGAAAGATCACTGTTGGTATTGCCACTCCTAGTGAAACTGGAACTCCTGGTGATATTGTCTTCCATGCCAATCCCACCACAGGCGGAACTGTCGGTTGGGTATTTACCACCGGTAATGTTTGGAAGGAATTTGGAACAATTGCCAGTTGATAAATAAAAATAACAAAAACTGACCTGGTAGATAAATGGCAATTGATAAGGATTTTGTCATCAAGAATGGCTTGCAAGTCAATGAAAATTTGGTCTTTGCAGACCCTAATACCGATAAGGTCGGTATTGGAACGACTCAAGCCAATAGAAAGTTAGTTGTTATTGGTGATGGTGAGGTCAGTCAATCATTGGCTGTAGGAACCACTATCACCGCTGAGAGGATAGCAGTTACTGGTGTATCTACCGCACAGTCTGGTCTAGATGTTGGTATTGGTGGAACAGTTATTACGGCTTCTGTTTTAAATAAACAGATTGGTATTAACTCGACTAATCCAACTTATACACTAGACCTTAGGGGTCCTGTATCTACTGGAACTACTGCTGCATTTGTTTTTGGTGACGTAGAAGTTACTGGTTCAATTAAGGCAGCATCACTTTCAGGTCAGATATCTGCTGGTGGAACGGTTGGTTTTACCAATGTAACTGTTGATAATAAACTGATCGCTAATAATGCTGAAGTATTCACCAAGTTTAATATTGATGATAATAGTAGTAAATTCAGGTTCCTAGCTGCTGGTGATCCTCCAGGAATCGGATTCACTCAGAATGTTGACAATCCCACGATTTATCTTAATAGAGGTCAGAATTATAAATTTGTTGTTGATGCTGGTGGATTCCCATTCTATATCAAGACAGAACCCACTGCAGATCTCTTAAATCAATTCAATAGAGGTGTCGTTAATAATGGTGCTCAGGTTGGCATCATCACCTTCAAAGTTCCATTTGACGCACCAAACAAACTATTCTACCAGGCATCAAATACTTCTGGTATGGGTGGCACTATTTTTATTAATAACGACCAATTAGTAAATTCAATCGGTGTTCTCACCGTCACTTCTTTCCTTGATAGTAATACTCAGGCTGATTTTGAACAAGTCTATGTTTCCGGTATTGGAACTATCAATAACCTGAAGGGTCCTGATTTCAGTGTAAGTTCTGGTATTGTCACTGCTAGTCAGACACAGACTGCCTTTATCGGTGTATCTACCGGTGCAGATAAAGTTCTGATCGAACAGAAGAATGATTCTACTGATTATCAGGTAATATTTACTGATAATAATGAGGATGGTTATGCAGCAGGTTATATTGATACCGACAATTTACAATTAACTTACAACCCATCGACCCAATTCCTCACTGTAGGACGTGTTGTTGGTAATCTGTCAGGTATTGCAACCGGTGCTGACAATATCAATATTGATAGTAAGTCTGATAGCACAGAATATCAAATTACTTTCAGTGATCCTGGATTATATGGTTATCAGAGACAGTATATTGATTCTGAGAGTGGTAGATTTGTCTACAATCCATCAACCAATACTCTGTCTGTAACTAACATTACCGCAACGACTGTAACAGCTGGTTTGGCTGGTACTGCAACAAATGCAAACAATATCAATGTAGATGAGAAGAACGATGATACCGATTATCAGGTATTGTTCTCCGACAATCAAGGTGCAGGATATCAGAGACCCTATATTGATTCCAATAGTGGTCAATTTAAGTATAACCCATCCACACAAACACTGACAGCAGGAAACATTGCTGGTGCAGGTGATAATATTACTAATCTTGACGGAAGTAATATCTCACAAGGGACTATTGATGCAGACAGGATACCTGACGCCTCTACAACGGCTCAGGGTGTAGTTCAACTGGACAATGCCCTCGACAGCGACTCCAGCACTACAGCTGCAACCTCACGTGCGGTCAAACAAGTTTATGAAACTGCACTTGGGATCGTCGAAGCAGGGTCGGTCATGTTGTTCTATCAGACTGCTGCACCCACTGGTTGGACAAAAATAACCACTCAAAATAATAAGTCATTAAGGGTCGTCAGTGGCAGTGGTGGTGGAACTGGTGGTAATCTTTCATTTACATCTACATTCGATAACAGATCTGTTGTACTCCCTCAACATAATCATACCGCCAACCTCAGTAATCAAACAGCTAATCACACTCACGAATATAGTGGTGATACTGGCAATCAGAGTGCTAATCATACCCATGGTGGTAATACAACAAGTAACGGTGGTCATGCTCACAATATTTCCGACCCTGGACACAACCATAATTATACCAGGGCTGCTGGAAATAAAGAACAGGGTGATAGATCTACAGATGCTCGTGCTAAACAGTTTGAAACAAAAGAGACTGCTAATGCAACAACCGGTATAAGTGTACTTTCCTCAGGAAGTGGTCACCAACACAACATTTCTACAAACAATAACTCTGCAAGTCACAGACACGAATATAGTGGTAATACGGGGGCCAGTGAAGGCAGCCACAAACATAATATCACTATACAAAATGAAGGAACATCAGGAGCAGTAATGGACTTCAGGGTTCAGTATATTGATGTTCTTATCTGTTCTAAGGACTAGGTGGTAATGTGTCAAGGGGATTGTGAGGTGTAATCTGTGATTGCACAATCCCCCGTTGCAATCCTTCAATGTAAAGTTGTTGATTTATATTATTTGCTTTACTAACTTCATTCCTAAAACTTTCTACTGCAGCACCAGTCTGATTTGATTTCTGTGCAATCTCAACTGCCATCATGGGCATCCACGCGACAGCACATTTCCACTCGTCAATCTCTTGTCCTGTGTTGGGATTTGTCCCTCTAACACATGTGTACCATGCACACTTCTGTCCAACACATTTCTTTTTGATGAGGGGGCAAAACTCACCTTCTTTCATTGTGTAAATACTCAATCACCTAAAATATTTATCCACTCACTTTATAAATACAACTAACAGGAAAAGCATTATAGTTTAATGTCATTACTTAGGGCCGATAAGATAACCAATAGGTTTAAGAATAGTGGCCCGATCATCGTTGGTCCTTCCTCCGTAACTGGCGATTTTACAGTATCAGGAATTCTTACAGCACTAGGAATTGGTGTTACTAATGATGTTTTGGTTGGTGGTGCGACTACCACAAAGTTTTTAACAGCTCAAAACTCAGCAAATCTTTTTAATACAACACTTACAGGTATAACCACTGTTGGTGTAATTACTGGTGGTACATACTTTGGTAATGGTGTTAATCTTACTGGTATTGTAACATCAATCGCTGCTGGTGCTGGTGTTATCATCTCTCCAGGAAGTGGTCAAGGAAGAGTTACAATAAGTGCCAATAATGTAGCCATTGCTGGTTTTGCAGTTACAGCTGGCGTATCTACAAATATCAAGGGTGGTGCTGCTGGTGCTATCCCTTACCAAACAGCTGTCAATAATACGGGATTTAGTGGTGTAGGAAATACTGGAGAAATTCTACAATCTCAGGGTCCTAATTCACCCGTTTGGACATCACTTGCAGCGATTAACGTATCATTTGCTGATAGTGCTGGTATTTCAACCAACCTGAAGGGTGGTTCTGCAGGAAGAATCCCTGTTCAAAGTGGTATTGATCAGACCACATTCATGCCAGTGGGTGTTACTGGTAACATTATTCTTGCTCAAGGCACATCAACCCCGATCTATATTGATCCTAAGGCATCACTCGATGTAAGAAGAGCAAGATTTGCTGGTATTGCAACCAACTTACAGAGTGGTTACATCTCCTCCGCAACTTCATTGGAAGTTATTGGTGTTACCACATTAGGTATTACAACAGCAAGCACATTAGATGTCACTGGTATCACCACCACTGGTCGTCTTGATGTCTCTCTAGCCGCAAATATCACCAATCTGACCCTATCAACTGGTCCTGGTGTCGGTGTTACTGCCATCCTTGATGAGGATGACATGGTATCTGATAGAGCAGATGCCCTGGTCACTCAACAATCAATCAAGGCATATGTTGATAGTCAGGTCACAGCACAAGACCTTGACGGTAATGCTGACAGTGGAACATTCGTAGTTGATCTTGATAGTCAGGAGTTGGGTGTCCGTGGAACTTCTAACGAAGTCATCACTGTTGGTGCCGGACAATCTGTTACTGTTGGACTTGATACCAACGTAACTATTCCAAATAACCTGACAGTCACCACTAACTCACAGGTTAATGGTATCTCGTCTGTTGGTTCTGCCATCACGATGTATGGTTCGACTGGTATTGTCAGTGCCACTGCATTCTATGGTGACGGTACAAATCTAACTAATGTTCTTGGAATCGGTAACTCTGTTACTAATATCATCTTTGTAAGTCCTGATGGTGACGATATAAAAGATGGTCGTAGAGTATCGACAGCAAAGAGAACTGTTGGTTCTGCACTTACAATTGCCGAAGCAAGCACCGTCATTAGAATATCGGCAGGCAATTATTCAGAGAACAACCCACTCATTCTCCCTGAACAAGTAACACTCCTCGGTGATAGTCTGAGAGAAGTATCACTATCCCCTCAAAATGCTGATAAAGATTTCATCTATGTTGCCAATGGTAGCTATGTTGAAAATATGTCATTTACTGGAACTTTGAATGAAGGTAAGGCAATCATCTCATTTAATCCAGATAAACCATCGTTTGTAACACAAGGACCATACATTAGAAACTGCACTAACTTCATCACCAACAGTATTGGTATGAAGATTGATGGTGCTAGTGTTATCGGTCCTACCAGGGCAATGAACGTCGATAGTTATACTCAACTGAACCAAGGTGGTATCGGTGTTTCTATCTCTAACGAAGGTTATGCTCAGCTAGTTTCTATCTTCACCATTTACAATGATCAGAGTATTATTTGTATCAATGGTGGTCAATGTGACCTGACTAACTCAAACTCTTCATTCGGTAGATTAGGTTTGGTTGCCGATGGTATTGGTCCACAGCAATTTATCGGAACTGTTACCACAGCAACCGCTGCTAATTCAGACACATTTACACTAAATGTTGGTGTAAACACTCTGGGTGTTACCACGGCAGAATATACAGCAAGCTCCGGTATCGTAACTATCACCACAAGCGCAAACCATAACTTCAACAAAGGGTTACAAGTAGAAATAAGAGATCTTCAGTTTAGATGTTCTCCTGGTGGTCCAACAACATCATTTCCTTCTGGCAATTTTGGTAATATCTTTACTGTTGATGCCGTCGGTGCTGCAAATAGTTTCTCTGCCTTTGTCGGAGTATCTACATTATCTCACGATTATGTTAATGCTGGTGTAGTATCCACATTTGTTACTAGACCTTATGATGGTCAGGTTGTTTATATTGATAGTATTTTCAATTCTATCAGCGGTGTAGCAATTACGAACGGTGGAAGTGGTTACACAACTCCTCCTGCAGTAACATTCTCTGATCCAAGCGAATCTTGGGGTATTAAGGCAACAGGTAATGCAGTATTGACAAATGGTGTAGTAACATCAGTGGATATGATTTCTAATGGTAGAGGATACACTGGATCACCCACTGTGACTATTGCTGGTGCAGCTGCTGGCACCCCCAATATCTTACCTACATACTATGTGGTCAGTAGTGCAACTCCGATTGTCGGTGGTATCTCTACTGTTACCTTTACTGAAAGGGTGCCCTACGCAGTCGGTGTTGGATCAACAGTTCCATTCTATAAACAGAGTAGAGTTCTTGCTTCAAGTCACGCCTTTGAATATATTGGATCTGGTAATACATTCCCTGATGCACTCCCTGCTCGTGGTGGTGTAGCAATCCCAGAAAATGAGATTGTGAATAAGAATGGAGGTCTGGTTATCTTCACTTCTACTGATCAGGCAGGTAACTTTAAAATTGGTGATGGTGTTATTATCAATCAGTTAGAAGGATCTATTTCTGGAGATGCATACAACAGAAGTTTGTTTGCAAACATCACACCTTACATTCTCGCACTAGGAGGGGGAGACTAAAAAATGCCACTAGCATTAAACAATTATCAAACTATCACTGGTGTTGTAGGAACTAATACAGTTGGTATCTACACAGCACCAACTGGATATAGTGCCATTGTTCTATTGGCACAAGCTACTAACATCGGAAGTGATACACAGACAATTAATTTTTTACACGAAAGAACAGTCGCAGGTATTGCGGTAACCACGGAAATTCTTTTAGGATTTCCTGTCCCTGCTAATGATGCTGCAAATCTCCTTTCAGGAAAACTTGTTCTTGAAACTGGTGACTCACTTAAAATAGGATCAAGTAGTAATACTGATGTGAAATTTATTTCATCTGTTTTAGAGACACTTAATCAGTAATAAACAATGGCAAGATTCGCTAGCAACGACCGTATAAATCTAAAAGTTGGTGTAAGTTCACATAGCGAACAACTTACATCACTGGAAGTAGTTGGTCGTGTTGGTATAAATTCTACCACATCAGAGAATGCACTAGACGTTGTTGGTAATGCCAATGTAGATGGGAATATAAGTGTATCTGGTCTATCAACATTCACAGGTATTGTTACCACTGGTGGTGACCTGTATGTTGGTGGTGACTTATTTGTAAAAGATGATTTAGTATATGACGAAGTAACGGGTAGAAATATTAATATCAGTGGTGTTGCAACCATTGGTCAAACACTAGATGTCAATGGTAATCTAGATGTAGATGGTCACACAGAACTTGATAACTTAAATGTCTCTGGTGTTTCTACATTCCAAAGTCATATTCATCTTGGAGATGATGATGAACTAAGATTTGGTGCCAATAATGATTTTAAGATTTTTCATGACCCAGATGATGCTCGTATTGAGAACTCAAATGGTGATATTAAGTTTAAGAATACTGGTAGTTATTTCTTCTTCGATGAAGATGGCGGAGAAACTTTAGCATCTTTTATTAACGATGGTGCTGTAAATCTCTATTATAACGGATCCAAAAAATTTGAAACTACACCCACCGGTGTAACCATTACAGATGATCTGAATGTCGCTGGTGTTTCTACATTTGCTGGAAATATAAACGCAAATGGAAATATTGTTGGTGATAACTCCACAAATATTTCTGGTATCAACTCTGTCACTGCAGTAACATACTTTGGTGATGGCTCACAACTTACCGGTTCTGGTGGTGGTACCCTTATTCAAGGTATATCCATTGAAGAAGAGGGATCAAATGTTGGTACAGCAGGGTCAATTAAGATCATCAACTTCAAAGGTCCAGGTGTAACTGCTGCTTCAGTAAACGCATTAAAAGTTGATGTTACAGTTGATACTGGAATCAATACAGCAGGAGGATCCAGTTTTAACAATCTAAATGTAACTGGTGTATCTACATTTGCAGGTAATATCAACGCGAATGGAAATATTATTGGTGATAGTGCTACAAATATTTCTGGTATTAATTCAGTAACTGCCACCAATTACTTCGGTAATGGTGTAAATCTAAGCGGTATTGTCACTTCATTGGTTGCTGGTGCCAATATTTCGATAAGTGGTGCCACCGGTCAGGTCACAATCACTGGTCTTGCCAATACTGCTAATGTAACAGCCAACACCTTGGTTGTATCAGGATTCTCTACATTAGCGAGTGCGTCTTTTAGTGGTAATGTTTCAATTGCAGGAACACTTACTTATGAAGATGTCACTAATATTGATTCTGTTGGTCTAATAACTGCAAGAGCTGGAATTAGAATCGGAACAGGTGGTACAGTCGGACCATCGGGCCCTGGTATTGTAACATACTTTGGTGATGGTTCACAATTAAGCGGAGTTCAGGGTGGTAAATGGGAAGAAACTGATGTAGGTATCAATACATCTTCAAATGTTGGTATCGGCACAACAAATCCTGTTCATAAACTGGAAGTTCTTGGTGACACTAACTTAACAGGTAATCTTAACGTAGTGGGCATTACTACCATAAATGGACATAGTGTTCCATCCATCGGAATGGTAATTGCCCTCAGTGGCTTCTGATAAATAACTAAAAAAGTAGTAATACAATGGCGGAGTCATTTACAAATCAACTGACGAGTGCTGCTGGTATTGTGACCACTAGTAATAATGGCTCTATTGGTGTATCCACCACCCTTATTACCGGAATATCAACCACTGGTGTTTCTGTTGGTGACATGGTAAAGTCAACATTCTTCAGAGGTGCTGCAAAGGTTTCTGTCATCGGAGCAGGTCAAGTAAATCTTGATAAGACATCTACCAATACCACTTCAAAGACTGGTCAAACCGTCTCATTCATGGGTAAGAGCACTGCTTTTACAGCATCCGAAAAATCAATTCTGGTTGGTGGAACTTTTGCAAATCTGACTGAAAATACGATTCATGTGAATGTAGAAGTTGGAATCGGAAATACTTTCGCCCTTATCGCACACGATATTCCTATTCCTCAAGGAAGTTCTTTCGTTATTAGTGACGCTGGTAAAACAATCTTGAGAGCTAATGAAGTAATTAATTTGTATTGTGATACTGCCACAGCTGTGGATTCGAGTTTGAGTATTCTTAGTGGAGTAACGTAATGGGTCTTGGCAATAACGGATATATTGGAAGATCTCCT